AAAAGTGGCTTAAACCTCGTATTAAACGCTATTAAAAACACTCACAAAAATCATCACAAAATTAAATTATTGACCTTAACACCTTACCTCTAATTAAACACAATTCTTGACTCTCACTCAGAGAAACTTCATAACTTTTATAATTTTTATTTGTGCTTATAATTTCTAAAATATTTGTTATAGGATTAAGCTGTAAAAGCTTTACCATTAGTTGATTTGCGTAGTTTATGATATATAATCCATCACCTTTAAACTCGTTGCCCTCCTCGAAAATTACCCAGCTATCAGGGAATAGTAATGGTATCATAGAGTAGCCATCTACTCTTATAGCTTTGATATTGTGTGAAGGAATGGCTTTAAAAAAGGCTTTATCAATGGCTAGTGTTTGTCCGCTCTCATAACATTCTAGTCCCTCTAATTCGTTACCACCACCCGCAGAAGCGGTAATATTAAGCTTAGGAATAAAATAAAAATCGTCTTGGTTTAAGGTTTGGGGGGAATTTTTGGGTTGAGAGACAGATTTTTCTTGATTGGGAGACACTTGGGAGACAAAATAATCACTATCAACTTTAAGTGCAATAGCAAGTTTTTGCAATGTGTTGTTTGTGGGATTTGTATTGACTTGTGTCTCAAGTTTTTTTATATTTTGTATAGATATTCCGCTATTTTTTGCTAATTCTCCTTGTGTGATACCAAGCACATTTCTCGCAGTCCTTATTTTTTCTCTTAAATCCATAAATAAACCTTGACAAGTCTATTAAAATAGACTATAATTTCATTACTTTTAAAGAATTTTATCATAAAAAGATAAAAAACTTAAAAGTGGTAGGGGGGTGGGTTTGCAATCTTTTAAAAGGATTTAAAATGCTACATTTAGATTCAAAAAGGTTGTGAAGTGGCTAAGGCTTAGAATCTCCATCAAAATAGAGATTAAAGCTTAAGTCTTTTTACATCTTTTCCACTCCATTTGTGGAGTGGTTAAGTGTGATTATAACATAAAAGTAAAGGTATAGCTATGAAAGATAAGAAAATGCGTAAAAAATCTACTTGTCTCACTAAGCAAATGGTTAAAAAGGGGTTTAAGCTACGCACTTGGGCTAAAGCTAAAGGTCTTAGTGATTCTGATTATAGCGTGTTATGTGATTTATCCAAAGGCATTACAAAAGGTAAATGGGGCAGAGCCAAAGAACTTAAAGAAATGCTAGAAAAAGAGGGATTTAAGGTTGCGTAAATGGAAAAAAAGAATGAAAAAAGAATAGCTGGTTTTGTCGTGATTTATGCAGATAGTGATACAGAAGATTATGTTAGGTTTTTTGATAGCTTACAAGAGGCTAATGCGTTTGCCGATGAAATCATTCAGGAAGGTTATATAACCGCTAAAGTATTCAGGGAAGTGATGTAATGGGACAATGGATAAGCAGTAAAGAGTTTGCGGAATCCTTTAATATTAATAAAAAGAGCCTAGAAAAAGCTTGTTTTAGAGCCAATCAGAGTGGCAAAAAAATTTCTTCTATTAGGTCTATTATAATAAACTTTACTTACACTAATGGTATCGGTGGCAACGCAGGCAAAATCCTCCAAATTTGGAACACCCCCTTATCCCAAAAGCAAGTGGAAGCCATAGAAAAAGGCTATCCTATAAAGTATGTGCTAGAGGAAATGGGTGAGGTGGTGGAATCTGCTAACACAGAAAAGCATATATGTAGTGAAAACTCAAGTAAAGATGCAGTGGAAAGCAGAGATAAAACAACACAACCTAATGTTATGGAATCTAAGGATTCTAAAGCATTAGGTTGTAAAGAAAATAAAATGGAAGAAAAAGGAGCTAACAATGAAAAAGCTCTCAAAGAAAATTCAAGAGAAGCTCTACACACTAGAGGGCATAATAATGCTAGTGAGTGTTCTTGTATGGGTAGCGGCAATCCCACTCTTTATCGGAATGATTTACCTAATGGTGGAGTAGAAACTAAAGAAAACAAAGAGCGTGAGTGGATTGCTTTAAGTGCAAAAGAAAAAACCCAATGCAAAGCACGAGAGAGAATCTTACAAGACTATGAGAGTGCAAAACTTAGCGGGATAGCGGTGAAGCATTTTATAGAGCTTAAAAATAGGGAGGATTCTACCTTAAAACTCACACAAGGAAAGCTTTTTGATTGGGCTAGAAAATATAAAACACAGGGTTTGAGTGCCTTAAGCGATAAAAGAGGTATTGCAAAGACAGGCATAACTTCACTTCCAGTTTGGGCACAAGAGGAAGCCATAAAAATGTGGAGAGTAATGGGGAGTGGATATTTCAATAGGATGCAATTATGGAGAGAGCTACACATTATCGCTCACTTGTATGTTGAAGGCTATTCTTATGAGAAATTCCTTAAATGTGAGATTCCTCCTTTATTTTCATTTAATACTCTTAATCGCTTTTTGGATTCCTATCTCAAAGCAAATTCCTTAGAATACACGCTTATCACTTATGGCACAGATAAGACGGATAGCTATAAAGAACCTGCCTATGGAATGCAAAGGGATTTATATACCTTGCCTAATCAGCTTTGGCAAATTGATAGCTCTCCGCTAGATGCTATTGTGCTAGATAATGATGGCAAACAAATCCGCCCAAGTATTCTCTCTGTAATAGATGTATATAGCGGTAGAAATGTGGCTTATCTTAGTGAAACAAGCGATTCTAATGCAGTTATAAGGCTAATGTGGAAAGCCTTTGAAAGTATGGGTAAGCCTCAAGCAATTCAGTTTGATAATGGAAAAGATTATTTAAGCAACAAAGTGCAAGGGCTGCTAGATGGGCTTAATATTGTCTTTGTGCGAAGTGCAGCCTATAAGGGTAAAGCAAAGGCAGTAGTGGAGAGGAGATTCCGCACCATTCAAGGAAGCTATATCACTGCTATTACTAGCTATATCGGTAGAAATGGGAATGAGAGAAGTGCTAGAGAGCAACAAACCCCTAAGAAAGAGAGAAAAAGCAAAGACGCATTAGGCAATCCACTAAAAACACAACAAAAACATATCATAACCTTTGAAGCCGCACAAATTTTACTTGATGAAGCAGTGGAGTTTTGGAATATTGATAGAGTATCAAGAAGGTGGAGTAAGGCAAGAGGTAAAAGCCCAATGGATTTATGGAGTGAGGCAAACTTTAAAAGAGTTAATGTGCCTTATACACAATTCTTGCTCTATGCAGAGGAAGGCAAGGCAAGGGTTATGGGCAAAAAACACATTGAAATGCGTCCCTTTGCTTATGTGCCTACAAAATACATTGAGACAGGAAATAAGGTGTTGGTTAGAGTAAATATCAATGATTCTAGCGAAGCCTTTATCTTTAATGAAAGTGGAGAGTTTCTATGCACTGCTTATGATAGGAGGGCAAATTCTCTTACTCAAGAGGAGATTAAAACCATTGGTAAGGAATACAAAGGAGCTATTAAGCGCATAAGAGATTTGCAAAAAGATGACAAACACTCCGAGTTTATTCGTAGAAATGCAAGGCTTGAAGCAGAAGCATTGAAGCGTAAAAAAGATGTGGCATTGCTTAAAGGTGTGGGCAAGGGGCAAGAAGCTGTAAATGCAAAAACCTACAAAACACAGGTAAAAGAGGCAATCCATAGCGCGCAGGTAGAGCAACACAAAGAGGATAATTGGCAATTAAAAAATCCATTGCAAGAGAAAAAAATAGACAATACAGATAGCTGGGATTTTTTAGAAAAGCTTGCAAAGTAAGACAATTAAAGGTCTTTTAAAGGGTTTATAAAAACTTTTTAAAAGGCTTTTAAAGCCTAAACCCAAACAAGCCAAAACTTGCTTGAATAAAGGACAAACAAATGAGAAATAAAATTATAGCATATTTAAAACAGCAAAGAGAAAAAGATGAAAGTTTTTCTCAAAGCAAATTAGAAAATAAGCTTGGTATTAAAAAGACTTATCTTAGTCAATATCTCAATAATCCAGACTTTAGATATGCCGCAGGGGTTGAGGAAAAGTTTGCAATTTTTCTTAAAGAAAACAAAGAAAAAGAGGAAGTTAAAGCTCAAATCAAGGGCTTAAACAACCTAGAATTTATCCATACAAGCGATGTTAAGAGGATTTTTTCAAGACTTGTGTTAGCCAGTATGCAAGGGGATAGAATCTCTGTAATTTTAGGGGAGAGTGGAACAGGCAAAACAAGAATAATACAAGAATATTGCAAGAGCCATTTAGAAGCTATTTGCGTAGAAGCTACGCCTGATATGAACGCTAAAGATATTCTAAAAAAGCTTTGTGCGGAGCTAAATTTAGGAGAGTTTAGGAGTAACCATAGTGGAATTTTAAAGGTTGCCGCTGAGCTAAAGAAATGTGGCAAGTATGTAATTGTCGATGAAGCAGAACATTTGAAATGGAGAGTGTTGGAAACTCTAAGACGCATTATGGACTTCTCTAAACAACCTTTGATTTTGGTTGGCACACATTGGCTTGCGGATTCTCTAAGCAATGGGAGACTTGGAAGCAAGAGAGAGCAAGAGTTAGCACAGCTAAGAAATCGCTGCTTAGGGAGATACGAGCTAAAAGGTTTGCAAAAAGAGGAATATATAGAGATTTGCAAAGTAAGTGGAATCCCTAGTAATTGCGCTTGGAAACTATGGGAGCTAGGTTGTGGAAACTTTAGAAAAAGTGAGGGAGTAATAAGACTAACCCTCACTAGGGTTTCTCTAAGCGGTAATGAAAGTGCGACTTTAGAGGACTTAGAATCCACAAAGGCAATGATGTATTTATAGGTTTATTGATGACTTTTGAAGAGATTGGTAAGGTTTTAGGAATTAGTGAGGAGAGAACAAGGAGGATTTATCACAAGGCTATTGCCAAGCTCTCTCATCCTCGAAATAAGGATAAATGGAGAAAAGTCTTAGAAACACTAGAAGAAATTCAAATAGAGAAAATAAAGAGTGATTCCAATACTTTAGATTGGAAAGAAGTCTAAAGTATTGGGGTTATCCCAAATTTATCATAAAGGAATGGCAATGGATTTGATACCTTCAAAAACAATGATTTGCGGCAAGAAATGTAATTATTCTCCAAAGTTTTTTTATGCCTATAGTAATTGCATTTTTTCAAAGGCAAGTGGTAGGGTTGTAGATATTCAATGCAAGGAGGGTGCGTGAAAACAAAGCTTGTATATATAGCTTCTCCATACACTGTAGTCTTTGACGCATTAGGTGCAAGGAGTGATATTAAAGCTTATGATAAAGCTTATAGTATCGCAAAAACCTTAAGCGAACGTGGGGTTAGAAAAGTTAGAGAAAGAAATGGTGGGAAGGATTTTTTCTATATCCCCCTAAGCCCTGTAAATATTTTTACACAGATTTATGGCTCTAATCCCTATGTTAATAGGGAAGAGGTTATGCGAAGCTGTTTAGGGGTTTTAAGAAATTGCGATGAAGTGTTTGTGCTAAAGAGTGATTGGACACAAAGCTCTTTAGGAATTAAAGAAGAGGTAGCTTTTGCTACTTCTTTAGGAATACCTGTTTTATGGGAATAAAGGAGAGAAAATGGAAATTAAAAATTATGAGGATGTGAATACGACACTAAAGAGGATTGCAGAACTTAGTGTAGGGATTGAAAGAATTAATGGAGAGGTAACCTTAGAGTGCAACAGAATCAAGGAATCAAGAAGTGCGGAGATTGACAAACTCTTTAATGAAAAAAAGTATTTAGAGCAGTGTATCACAAGTTTTTGTGAGGAGAATAAAGCAGATTTTGCAGAAAAAAGAAGCAAAGAATTTACCTTTGGAACCATTGGTTATAGGCTTGTAAAGTCTGTCTCACTGCCTAGAGTTAGAGAAAAGATAGACAAACTCCTCTTGAGCTTAAAGAGCTATGGTTGCAATGATTGCATTAAGTATGAGGAGAGCATTGATAAAGACGCGGTGTGTGAGCTAGATGATTCTACTTTAGTCAAGCTAGGGCTCAAAAGAGTAATTAAAGACAATTTTAGAATTGTGCCGAGACTTGAAAGCTTGGAGAGTGTGCAATGAAGTTTAAAGCATTATCCCTTGCTTTAGCACAAACACTTCTTCCTACTTTTTCAAAAAAGAGAACACAAACTAAGAAAGGCAATTCCACTAAAAGAAGCCCAACAAGCACGATTAGCAAAAGTGAGAGAAGGAGACGAACCAAGCACAAAAAAGCAGTTAAGAAACAAAACATTAAAGCAAGGAAGAAATAATCTTTTTTGCCTTGCAAGAAGCCTTTACTTTAAGGCTTCTTGGAGGGAAAAATCCTGATGAATTGAGTTTTGAGAAAGATGGGACTTTAAGGGTTTGGTTTGATTAAAACTTGAATAGAGCCTACTGCTTTGGTAGGCTTGTTTGAAGTTTTACAAAGGGAGAGTGAATGTTAATACAAAAAGAAATAGAACTTGAAATACCTTTGAAAGAAAGTCTAATTAGTGATGAGGAACTCTTAGAGGTTTTGCAGATGCGTATATATGCTAATAAGTATTACACTGATGAGGCATTTAGACTTAAAGTCCTACAGATATGTAATGGTGAAAACTGGGAAGCGTGGCTTAAGACAAAAGAGGAGTTTTTAAATAAGGAGCATAAATGACTTTTGCAAACTTGAGTGGTGGGAGCCACGATAATCCCGATTTACTAGGAGAGGAGAATAAATGAAACTACAAGATCTTGATTTTAGAGTGTGGGATATTTCTAAAAAAATATACTATAACAACTTACAATTTTCAATGATGCCAGGTGATAAAAAACTTTTTAGTATAAATTTAGGGATTATCTTTGCTAAAAATCTTAAATCTGCTTCTATGCTTAGTAGCAATTATGAAGTTGAACTATACACAGGATTTAAAGATAAAAAAGGGATTAAAATCTATGAGGGCGATATTGTAGGACTTTATGATGCTGATATGTATGAAAAAAGAAAGGTAGTGTTTGAAAATGCAGCATTTGTCCTAAAGCACAAAGAAGCAATATATGGCTATATCCCTTTGATAAACCTGTATCAAACACAAAAACAATTACGCCTGTATCAAACACAAAAAGAATTACGCAAGATAGATTCTAAAACACTTGTGGATATTAAAGTTATCGGCAATATCCGTGAAAATAAAGACTTATTGGAGTTGTAATGGAGAAGAATGTGTGGCAGGAGTTAGAAAAACGCAAAGCTTTAAAAGCTCTAGTCTTTGATAGCATAGACGAGAGATTAAAGAAACTCATTGCAAGAATAGATTTAAAAAGCATTGGAGGTAAAGAAGTTTGTGTAATTGTTTTTAATCACCCTTTAGCACTGCAAGAGTGGAAGGTAAAGGAGAAGCAGACTCTAGAAAAAATGAGAGCTCTTTATAAACAAAGAGGATTAAAGGACATAGTGGTATTTTCTAAGGTTTTAAGCAAAGTTAGCTTTAAACCTACATTAAGTGAGGTAGAAGAGCAAAAAGAGCAAACCTATAAAGAGAGAGCCACAGGAGAGTTTAAAATAAAAGCAACAGATGAAAATCTTAAGGCTTGTTTTGAAAGCATTAAAGAGCTTATAAAACATAATCGCCTAAAGGAGAGAGAATGCAAAAACTAACACCTATCCAAGAGCTAGAGAGAAAGAGACTTATTGCTGGAATTCACATTAAAAAGGAAGAATTAGGTATGGCAGAAATTCAATATAGAGATTTACTTTGGGCAAGATACAAAGTAGAATCTAGTAAAGAATTAAACTTGAAAGATTTAAGGGATTTTGCTAATTATTTAGGTTTTTTTCCTAAAAAAGCAATCCAAAAACCTAACGAAGTAGGAGGTGCAACAGACGCACAAATCCAAACTATCCTTAAAGCTTATAAGGTAGTAGCAGAGGATAAAAGTGAGTTGGGATTGAGAAAGTTTATTAAACGCATTGTTGGCAGACTCCCTTTGTATTTAGAAAGCTTATCGCTTATAGAAGCCCAAAAGGTGATTATTGGATTAAAGAAGTGGCAAGAAAATAAAAAGGACTAAAGCAAAGCTTTTTATAAGCTTTTAAAACTGCTTGAAATATAATTTTAAAAAGGAAAAAGATGGCAAAAAACGATGACAATCTTATTAAAAAAACCTGCAAGGAATTGGGGCTAACTTATAGAGAGCTAGGGGAGAGAATTGGGTATAGTGAAGAGGCTATCTCAAAGTCTGCTAGAACCAATAAAATATCAGTCCCTATGCAAAGGGCGTGTGAAATGTTTTTACAAATTAAGGAGTTAGAATCCAAAGTTGCCACCCTTAATGAACTTTCTTTAATATTGCAGAAGCTCACCATAAAAGCGTAATAAATACGCTTATTTTTCAAAAATATAATATTAAATACTATTTAAGGCTTGACTTTAAGGTATAATATTTGTTATAATTCTTTTGTAAGCAGTAAATAATACGGCTTATGAAAGGAGATACACAAATGAAATGGCTAGATTTTTTGATTAAGTTCCTACGCTTAGTCGCCATTATCCTTTGGATTATTAAAATCTTAAGTGGATAAGGTTGAGGCGGGTTGCCCTGCCAATCTATCATTTATTTGTGTATGCCTAATACTATCATAAAGGAGTAAAAAATGCTAGAGAATGCGTTATTCGGTGTGATTATCGTGTGGCTATGTGCCTTGAGCTATAAAGTTTTTAAAATAGATAAAAAGAATTTCAGGTGAGTGCAATAAATAAGTTAAAAGACTTGCAAGAGCTTGGCATAAACTCTAAAAGCTTGATTGTTTTTATGTTGGTGTTACAAGTGGTGCGATTAAAGTCTTAAAGTCAAAGATTTAGAATCCAAGGAGTGAGTAATGCAGTTACAAGTTTTTAACCATAAAACTTTAGGACAAGTGCGTGTGGTGGGCGATAATGAGAATCCCTTATTTTGCCTTAGAGATATTTGTGAAGTGTTAGAACACACCAATCCTTCAAGAGTGTTAGAGGCTATAAATGCGGAGTTTGGAGATGGGCTAACTTTGAGTTACCCCATAAAAGATAACTTGGGTAGAACGCAGCAAACCACTTTCATCACCGAACCCCAACTCTATTTTATTCTTATGCGCAGTGATAAGCCTAAAGCAAAGCCCTTTAGGCAATGGGTAGTAAATGAAGTCCTCCCTAGCATTAGAAAGCAAGGGTATTATTTAACCCCTAATGTAGAATCTACTCTTATTGCAGAGTTAAGGGATTCTAATCTAAGCAAAGATTCTTTAAAAAGAGAGTTAGAGAGCTTAAAAGATGAGCTTCTACAAACCCAAAGGGAGCTATTAAGCTTCTATAAATTCCAACCCAAAAGCAAGGTTAAAGAACATTCTCCTGATACCATTGCAAAAATTCAAGAATTAGCTAAAAGCGGTGTAGGTGTAAGTGAGATTGTAAGGACGCTTGGAGTAAGTGAATCTAGTGTGAGAAAATATAAATAAAGGATTTCTATGCAAAGACTAGAGATAAAAGATACACTGGAGAATATCGCAAATGATTTAAAGAGTCTTTCTAACATTACAATGTTTATGGGGATTGGGTGTAAAGAATACCAAATAGAAACGCAAGAGATGTGGTTTCTCTCGGATTGCTTAGAGAAAATATCCACTGCAATAAAGGAGGTGGAGAGGCATTTATAGGCTTAAAAGAGAGCTAAAGCCTTGAATAAGGAGCTTATATAGCACATAACTATTAACAAGCTTTTAAAGACAATTTTTAAACTCCACAAACCAATAAAAAGTGGGATTTTTAAAGAAAAATGCTAAAATTCTACCCATAAAGGAGTAGAATCAATGCAGCCTATTAGCAATTTTGATATTTTCTTTAATTTGTATGAGAGAATCCAAAAGGGTGCGACACTTAAAGAAGTGTTGCAAGACTTTGGAGGAGCAAATCTGTATATTCCAAGCTATAAAAGCATTCAAAGAGATGAGGATATTTGGAAAGATTATAAGGATTTAAAAGAGAATGGTGCAACCCAAAAGTATATTATGCTTTCTTTGCAACAAAAATACTCCTTAAGCGAACAACATCTCTATAAAATACTCAAAACTAAAAGGGAGCCAAGCTTCTTTTAATTCTCCCTTGCAAACTCTCTAAAAACCCTCTCCCTCTCAAGTATTGGATATTGCTTATCCCAAGCTTCCATAAGTTTTCTCTCTTGATCTGAGAGCTTTATATTATAGGTTTTGCTCATATAAAGATAGCTTCTAGCAATCCAGCCCTTAGAATAATTAGCAGGATAGAATCTCTTGCCTTTAAAATCTGTAAAAACTTTGCAGTTTCCATATTGCGTATATTGCATATCTTTTGGAGACTCCGCATATCTATAATTGCTTCTATCCCCATTAATCTCTCCAATTGCTGGAACAAGATTTTGTAAATCCCCCTCCATTTTATTAAAAGTTGCATCATTTTGGCATTCTTTTCTGCCTCCTTTCCTCCAGCAAGGCAAATGTTGCCCGAAGTTGTGAGCGGGCATAATGTGTTCCCATTCAATCCTTTTTGCCCTCTGGTTGATATTGCCCTTTTTAGTCTTTACATTGCGTGGAGAATAAGCCTGACTAGGCACAATTTCAAAACGATTTTTTACCCACTTAAAAGGAGCATTACAATAAAAGTCGGTTTGGTATTGCGAATAGTCTTGGTAGAATTTTGTCAGTATCTTTTTAGCTTCGCTAAAGTTTTGCTCGGCAAAAAGAAAATGCGCTAAAAATAGAAATGCAACTACAATCCTCATTTTACTCTCCACATTTACAAGTTGGGCTTATTGTGCCATCGCAACACTTCTTCTTATTGCCACTACAACCACATACACCTCCATGATGAGAGCAACAACCCCTACGATTCACATCAGCAACATTTGCAACACAGATTTCTTTTTGGGGATAAGAATTTTTTGCAATTTCCTTGTCTTTAAAGGTTTTAATTTCATTTGCGTTTAATAATACAGAAAACAACATAATCACAGCGATTTTTAGCATAATAACTCCTTTAAAAATTATTTTAAAAAAAATAACTTTTTCTCTTAAAAACTGCAAACCACAGCACACACTAAGCTGTGGAGAGTTAATGTTGTCTCAATAAAAAACAAGGAGACACAATGATTTTAGAAATTATCCATAAAAAAGAAAAGGTGTTTTTATCTTTAAACATAGATCAAAATTCAGAGATTGGATTTTTGGCTAATAAAAAAGGAATTAAAATAACTTGTAATGGTCTTGAATGTGAGATTGAAATTAAAGCAAATTTTAATGCTTTAAGCAATGCGGTTTGTAGAGTAAGAGAAAGAATTTATGAGGCTTTAGAAAATAAAGATGTTTCTTTGGTGATTGATTTGGAGGGAGTGATTGAGGATGTAGCTGAAGAAATGAAAGATTGATTTTTGATTTAAAGGATTATCTTAACACATCCTTTAAATAATCCACCACTTCTTTTTCTAATTTATCTTCTAAGTCTTTTGGAATCTCACCATTACTTTTAATAGGCATAAAGGGACGAGCGGGAATATTTACCTTTTTGCCTCTCCCTGCTTTCCCCCCAAATTGATGAATAGCCGCATAGGTTTTGTTGGTTCCAACTCTTACACTATTACCTGTGATTTTTTGCGTAAATGATTGTGAGAGATGTCCGCTTTTGATTAAAACCTTATTCCCTCTTTTTCCTGCAAGAGTTTTAGGAGAATTTGCCTTCCATCTCCTCCCAAAGGGAGAGGTTTGTTTATCAAAAGATTCCTCTGTAACATTTTGTAAAGTATTAGCAATTCTGCGTAATAGCGGTGTTTTATTCGCTAATCCTTTGCTTAGTCTTTCTAGCTTATCTTTTAATTGCTCAATACTAATAATAATTTCTGCCATAATCCTACCTACAAAAACAAACCATATCCTCTGTGTAGGTTTCTATAAAATCCATTCTAGGATTTCTTTTAAACTGCACTTCTAATTCTACACAGGATAGATTAGGTTTAAAGGTTGTATTTAAACAACCTAATTCTTTAGCCTTTGCTTCTAATTCCTTACATTTCTCCCACTCCTTAGGATAAAATCTATAAAGAGTATATAACGACTTCTTGCTTTGCTTAGGACAACAAAAGCAACCTGTCCTCTCAAAGTGTTGATAAAGAGGATTAGCGATACCTTTATCTTTTAAGTAGTTTTCAACCTCTCTTTCATTCCATTGCCATTGGTGCAGAGGATATTTAGCAATGCCATAATCTAAGCTAGAGGTTCTGCCATTGCTTACTTCATTATAGGTATAACCAATAAGGATTGTATTGTTAAAAGCATTAGGGCTTTTACTCTTTACAAATTCACGACTAGGCTTTGCTTTTAATTCTCTAGTGCAATAATCCATTCCTAAAGTTTTAGGAAGCCCACGCAATTTGCCCTTATGCTCTCCCCTTGTGATAGGATATTCATAAGCCCATTTAGAGAGTAAATCCTCATCACTTCTTAAGCGTGTAATCTTTTGATTAAATTTTTCTAACAAATAAGATTCTAGCTTGTCTATATATTCTAGCATTTGGGGGAACTCATAATGCGTATCACAAAAGAGGATATAATCAATCTTGCCACCTAGCTCTAAATATCTCACTACCATTGCAGTAGAATCTCTGCCACCACTTAAGTTTGCAAAAATCATTCTTTGCCTTTAGTTTTGAGATTCTTTATAGTGTATTGCATTTTTTACTCCTTTATGGTAGAATGCCTTTATAAGGTTTTGTCAGTAGTGGTGTATATTCCACCCCTTACTCCTTGCCAAAGTAAGTTAATGGGAAAAAGTAACGATAGGTGTCCCGTAACCAATCGGCGCTGACCTCTATCACCTTTGGGAGTGGCTTCCCGCTTTATAACTTCTTGCTACTTTTAATTAGACTTAAAAGGAATATTTCTTTTTTATCTTCTGTAGTTTTTATTGCCGCCTTGTAATAGTTTTTTGCCTTACTAAAATATACAATATGGTTTTCTTTGCTTTCTTTGATACGATACACATTCGCGTCTCTAATTATAAGGGGCAATAAACTATAATCTATTACACCTACATTTGGGTGTTTCTCTAGGTGGTCTTTTAGTGTTTCTGCACTTAAATAAATCTCTTTTGCCTTTGTATGGAGTAGATTTTGCAGTGTTTGTGTGGTTTTAGCAATAGGAATAAACTCTTTATCTGCTTTGCCCTTTAATGCTTTTTGTTTCAGTGTTTTAATGGCTGCATAGTTTTTTCTAACTTGTGAAATATCCTCTTTTGTAGCCTGTAAGGATTCCACAAACGCACTCTTATTATTATCCTTAGCAAACTTTTTAAGTTTAGAATCTAAAATGGTATTTAGGCTATTATCTTTCTCTAGTCCTCTCTTATCATAGCTCCAATCCTTACTTGCAATTGGCAGTGGAGGTGTTTGTGAAATACTAAAGCCTTCTCTTTCACACTCTTCTTTACTATAAGCCCTTACTACACATCTACAATTCCAACCATTAGGTGGGTAGTTTGTGCTCCAAAAGGGGTCATCTCTATGTAAGGTAATGCCTTGCATTTTTAAATGACTTGGTCTAGTCAATCCATCTTGGAGTGCAATATACCTTAGATAAATCTCACCCACAAGGGCGTATTGTGCTTTAGCTCTACCTTGTGCGTTTGCACTTCGCATATTGGTGTTATAGATTTTCTTTAATCTTGTATTATTAACATTAATTGTTTTGCTCTCTCCTGTTTTATCATTGATTACTTCTACCTTGCCTAACCAACCCTTTTTCGCTAAGGTGGGTTTAATCTCTTTTTTCCAAACTTCAAAGCTTTTGCCCTCACTTTGAGCTTTAAGCAAAGAATCTTGAATATCACTTAATAGATCTAGTTTGGTTACTTTAGCAATGGTAAAGGCTTTTAAGTGTGCTTCGTGCATTATTTCATCATAGTCAAAGCTAAGTTTAGGCTTCTTTGCTTTTAAGGCTTTTATGTTTTCCTCTGGTGGGAGATTAAAATCAAAGCTAACCATTGATTGCCCCATAGATTTGTGCGTTCATTATGGCTTTAGCTAAAAGAGCCTCTGCTATTTCTAAATCCTCTCCCTGCAAAGATTTTTCTATGGCGCTCAAAACTTCCTCAAAGCTCTTAGCATTTTCTAATAGGGATTGTAAATCTAAGTCTTTAAGCTTTAGATTCTCTATCCAATTATCAATCTCATCAAAAGCTATATTTTTATTTAAGGGTAATTTAAAAGGGATTAAAGGAGTATTTAAGGCATTTTTAAAAGGTTTAAAATCTTTCTCTCCTTTTTTTGTAGTAGAGTAATTCTCTGCACTTAATTCTTGCTCTTTTATTAGCGCTGTAGTCTTTATATTGTAGGTCTTTTCTATATACTCTTGGGTGGGTTGGAAACCCATTTCATAGATAGTCTTATCCCTATTAGCAAGTTCTAGTTTTGGTTCATCTTCGTTAAAGAGTGAAAAGGTAATTTCCTCTTTTATGCCATTGAGTTCTTTAAAAAAGCTAATCACACGATTGCAAACATAGCATAAAATACGCTCATCACTTAGAGCAATCTCACTTCTAATTTCATTATGAGCTTGTGCTGCTGCAAGGCTTCCTTCTTTAACTTCACCTGTTAAGTTCCCCCCTAAGATAAAACGAGTGATTTGGCTATCACAATATTGTATTAAATCTTTAAAATCACTCTTTGCACTAGGCTGGATTAGCTCTATCTCCTCTTCTTTGTCAATAACCGCTGTTGAGCCATTTAGCATATTAGAAACTTCATAGGCTAAAGTTTGTGGATCATCATCAGTTTTTGCAATAGCCCAAGGCTCTCCAAATTTTTCTAAAAACCTTATCCAAAAATCTAATCCCGCATTTTTAATATTCACACTAAAGTATAAATGCCGCAATGTAGATTCTCCATAGGGGACACGGAAGCTTTGGTTATAAATTCCATATACTACTTTAAAAGGTGGAATTTCCTCCTCTCCTCCATTCCCTAAAAAGACTAACTTACCCTCATTGTTAAACTTAAATTCTTGAAAATCTCTGCCTACAAGGCTAGGAACAAGAAGCCCCCCTTTCCTCTCCCAATTAATCTCAAACACATTAATCCCATAAAGGAAGGTCTCTAGGATTTGTGAGATAATAGAAGCGTGAAATACACTCCTAAGAATTTCTTGGTATTTTGTATTTTTTGTAGAAATAATCACTTCCTTTTTTTCAATATGAGCCTTTCTTGAGAGTGTGCTTTGGCTAACTATTAAATCCCCCATAATTATCGCAATATCTTTGCGGCTTAAAGGTTTTTGGTAAGGGGTATTTAGTAATTCTGCAATAAGGGTATTGTGGGATAGAAAATTTTTTGTCATAATCGAAAGCTCCTTTTAGGCTTTAAAAGTGTATAGTCTATAAGCCTCTTGTTTTTCTTTTTGAATTTTAAAAGAGCATACGCTCCTTGCAAAGCATCTGGTAAATCATCATTTTTGCCATCGGGGAATTGTTCTAGTTGCTCTAGGAGTAAGGTTTGGCTCTTGTGAAAAAGAATTTCTCCATCTTCAATGGGGATCTCTAATTTCTCTATACGCTCTTCTTTGTTTTGCGTGTTTGTTATAGCTTTGATGTGAATATTAATTCCCTTGCTTAAAGCCTCTTTTTTGATATAGTCTTTCAAAAAATCCCCACCAAAGTTTGCTTCCAATGCGGCTTTATTAGGATTGTATTTTTTATAAAATTCTATAAACTTTCTTGCAATTTCTTTGGTTTTTAAAATCCCACCCACTGCCTCTAGCACATAAGTTTTTTCCTCAAAAGCCCCAAGCACACACAAAGCAGTAAAATCAGAATTTTTACGAGCGCAAGCGGGGTCTAAAAACAGGGTTATAAGATCAAACTTCTTAGGCAATCTTTCATAAAAATGGAAGTTTTCAGGCTTGAAAGTTTGGGTCTCTATGTTAGGTTCATTTTGTTGCTCTTTAGCAAAAGCTCTTGGGTTTTGGGCTCTAATTTCCATTAACTTTTTTAAATTTAGAGCTTCTCCCCAAAGAAGCTCTGCTCCTTTTTCCATTGCTTTGGTATGTTTCTTATAAAAATCCTCTGCAACTTTGGAATCTCTTAGATAAAGTGTGTTAAAGCAATCCCATAAATCCATACGATTGGGGAATTTTATAATGCTTTTAAATTTTTTTGGATGCCAAAAGCCTAGTGAGAGTTTGCGGTTTAGCACAGAATCATAATGTAGTATCGTTCCAATATAGAGCACATCCATAGAGTGGGTAACGTCTCCTAAATTCATAACCGCAGAATCTAACCAAGATTCTAATTTATCCCTTTGCTCTTTAGAGCGGACGTTGGTATCATTTTCTAAATCATCTAAGATACACAAATCAGGTCGCAATGCCCCAAACTTAACCCCTCTTAGTCGCTTCCCACTCCCAAAGGCTTTAAGCTTAACCCCATTTCTTGTAACAAACTCTCCTACTTTCCAAGAATCGCTAATGCCACAAGCCTCTGGAAAATCAAAAGCCAAATTAGCATTTCCCTCTAATTCTGCTTTAATCGCTTCTAAATTCCCCTCTACCAATTCCACAGCGTCTGAAATCTCTACAATAAAAGTTTTAAATTTAAAACAAATACACCATAATGGAAAGAGTTGGGCTACATAGGTTGTCTTAGCATTCGCTCTTGGAGCAGCATAGGCATAAGCTCCGCCCCCATTGCCTTGTGCAATTACTTCAAAAGTCTTTGCTAAGTCCAAATGCAAGGCACTCTGCCCCTTAAGAGTGAAATAATGGGGAAAGTAGGTTTTTGCAAAATAAAGAAAATCTTTGTTTGCCCTCTGCTTTCTCTGTTCCCTCTGCTCGCTTTTAAGTGTTACATCACTAGAAATTTGGTTTTTTAATTCTTGTTTTTTCTCTTGCAGCCAAGCAATAAAATCCGCTCTTGTTAATGTCTCTAGATCTTGAGAATTGAGCCTTTCTTTATCAAGAGATTCTTTAAAAGATTCTAATTCTGCTTTTGAGAACATTTCAAGCTTCTAAAGATGAGAGTTTTTCAGTTAAATTATGATTTTCAATCAAATTGACAATAACCTTTAGGCATTCACTCTCACCTGCAAGTTTTAACTCTTCTAAAAGTGTTTCTAGGGTGCGTTTAATTATGCTTAATCTATAAGTTTTAGGGTCTTCTAAAGAGGCTACCTTATTCATTTTAGCAAAGGAATCTCCTAGCTTAGAGAGAGCTTGAGCTTTATCTTTAGCACTTAAAGTGCTCTCTCTAATTTCTCTAATAGCTAAATACATTTCCTCTACAAAGCTTTGATACACTTCCCCCCTATCTCCTTTTAGTTGTGTGAAAAAATCTGCTCTTTTCATATCCCACTCCTTTGTTTTATAATTAGCAATAGTCCTAACATTTTTATGTAGTATTTCTGCGATTTTGGCAATACTATAACCTTTAGAGTATAAATCAAAGGCTAGAGTGCGTGTATCTTTAGTCATAGAGCCTCTTTAAATCAAGTTTGTGTTGCTTGTGGATAAAACAGCGATTTTTTGGGTAAGAATTATCCTCTAGGCTCGTTGGGATTTTGCCCTTTGCCATCTTGCCTAGCCACTCTAAAGCTTCAGCTTTAATAGAGTCTAGTTCTTCTTTTGGATAAGAATTGCGTCTTTTTAATTCGACGATAGTAAGCTTGGTGCAAATATCTTTTAAAAAAGGGGTAGGATTGCTAGGTAGCTTGAAAAAAGAGGCAATAAGGTTTTCTGCATCTTTGATACAATCATCAATTACACAGCGATTCCAAACTCCTTCCCCGTGAATATCACTTAAATCCCTAATCTCATTAACGCCTAATTCATCGATTAACTCCGATTCAGTAATTATTGGTTTTTTAAAAGAAAGTCCAATCTTTTTAGGGGGATAGGAATCCTCATCCTCTAAAAATTCTTGTTGTTCCTCTTCTTGATTATTTTTTAGATTCTTATCTTCTTGCAAATCTGTGTTTGTTTGCGCTGCTTCTTTTAGTGTTTGCTTGAGTTCTTCTTTTTCTTCCACTTGAAATCCTTAACTCCAAAGCTCATCGAGCGTTTTAATGTTGGTATCTAAAAAAGGTAAAATAACCCTATCTCAGCATTTAAAATGGGTTTTTGGGTAAGGTTAGGATTAGCGCTTAAAACTTTAGAAAAAAGTGCTAAAGTTCCATAATATTGATAAACAATAGTATCTAGTCTCTCTCCATCTTTAGCAATATAGATATGTCCTTTGCTCTCTAAATCCTCTTTTAAATTTTGGTTTATTTTTTCCATATCTTATCCTTGAAAGTTTTTTAAAAAGTCTTATACCTTTTAAAGCTTCTTGTAAATGCGTTTAAAACCTTTTAAAAAATTTAAATAAGGGTTAGATACCCTTTAGGTATCTTTTTGCCTTTTATGCCCTTTTTAAGCCCATTCTAGTTTTACTAATGCATCAGGACGCACACAAATGGGTAAAACATTGCTCTCTGTGTGTAGGCAATACCCCCTACCTTGTGCTAATTCCTCAGGCTTTGCTGCAAAGAATTTCTGTGCACTTAAGTTTAAGGCTTGCGTATGATGTGCTCTTGAATAGTGTAATTGGAATATTCCTTGCGTGTTTGGAATTGCCATCCCTGTTTTACCAGACAGGAACTGCACATCTCTTTTTGAGCTCTTATTTCTATAACTTGCAACATAGGGAATAATGTTGATTCCATAAATTTGCATTGAACTTTTCTCTAATTTAGCTTGATTGATTTTAAATAGTCCCTCTTCTGTAGCTTTGTTATGGATTTCCTCATAAAGCTCACGGCTAACATATAAATCAAATTCGGGGTGATAGCCTAAATTTTTAGAGAAGCTATCATAAACTTCTGCAAAAGAATTATGTAGGGTTTTTTGTGCGTTAAATCCTGCTTTATTTTTCACTTCCACCTCAAAAAGCACATTTCCCTTGCCATCTACAACTCTCCCAAAGACTGCTCCTACTGCCATAAATTCTTGCGTTAAAACATAATTTTCTTTATGATTTGTGATGATTTCAGCAATTTTTTGGCTTAAAGCTTTAGGTAAATCACCCCCATTTTCAAAACTTTTTAACTCATTTAAATCAGTAGCATTAATGGTTCCCTCTTGTGCAAATCTTGGCACTTCAAACTTCATTAAAATCTCTTCACTATCTTCACTTAAAACCGCACTTGCGCTCTTGGAAATCGCATGGAGAATGAAATTCTCGCTTTTTTTAATTGGAATTGCCACATTTGGGGAGATATGCCCGATTTGTGTTTTAAAATATTTACTTAAAAATGGTGTTTCAATCGCTTTTTTTTGTTCGATAATTTTCTGCATTGCTTCTAGGGTAAAAAGCTCCATTGCTTGTTTTGTTCTCATACTCTCTCCTTATCTTAATACGATTTTATTTTGCAACAAAGAAGTGCGTAAATCTTTGTCAAACTGTGCGTCTTCATAAAAAGATTCTTTAATCTCTCCCGCAATCAAAACACCCACACTATCTGTTGAATTATTCACACTTTGCAATAAAATTCCATTTGCCTCGTTAGCAGGAGCTTTTGTTGCAGTATATCCTCCATTCTCTCCTGCTACTACAATTACTGCTGTTCCTAATCCTACAGGATTGTCCTCTGTAGCTTCAGAAAATGAAGCATTAATGCTTAAATGTGTTTTGATGAGTAAATCACCTAACGTTTTACCTTTTGAATAAAAAATTGGATTTGCCATCTTTATCTCCTTTATGATTCCAATGTAAGTTTCACCACATCAATTTCAGTTGTGGTTGTATTTTTTGCATTGCTGTTTGCAAAAAGATTGTTTTGAGGTTGGCTTAAAGGCTGTGTAGCATCTAAGAAACTCTTAAATCCTTGCAAGTCTGACTTTGCATAATTTAAAGCCCATTCCTTTTGTCCCTCTGTAATCTTACAAGCTACAAGTGCGGAATCTACAACTGAACACGCCATTTTCTCATTGGTCTTAGCAAGAGTTTCTTGCACTTCCTTTAACTGCTCTTTTAAAGCCTTATTTTCAGCTTCCAAAGCTTCCAATTTTTCCATTGTTTCTCCTTTATGATCTAATAAATTTGAATTTGCCTTAACCTCACCCAAAGAATCTAAAAAGGGCGTGTTTGTTAAGGCAACAGAGTGTAAAAACACACCACAATCTGAACCGCTTCTTGGGTCTTTATAGTGCATTTGGAAGGTGGGACTAAGATACTTGTATTCGCCATTTTTGATAAAATCCTTTGCTTTTTTGTTCCAAGAAACTTTTGCGAAAAGTGCGTTTTCTCTAATATCTAAAGATTTAATCCAGCCTGCCGCAGGATTCTCTAAACCATTTAAGCTGTTGTGTTCATAATCAATCACGCAATCATCTAAGCGATTATCAAAGTTTGTTTTAATCTCTTTTAAAGATTGCTCTGTAATTTCAAAATTACCCGCGTGGTGTCCGCTCCACTTCCCAACAACCGCCACTTTTAGCTCCACTAAATTTTCATTAGTCTCTGTGGCACTTAATTCACAAATAAAAAATTCTTTTTTCATTCCTCTCCTTCCTCATAAGGGTTTTCTATGTGTAACATCACCTCTAGCTTTCTTTTATAAATACTTAAAAAGCCATTTTTAGTCATATCGCTATATTCTTTGGTTAAAGAAAAAAGCTCAATCACTCCTGCGTTTTTAAGTTTTAATTGGAATAAATGTTTTTCTATTCTTTCTAAAAAATCCATTTGCTCTTTAAAAGACACTTCACGATTTTTAATATTCACGCTAGAAGTTGTGTGTATTACATAAAGCTCAAGTTCGCAACGTTTTTGAAAAGTGTTTTTAATAAAAGTATCTCCGATAAAATCTAAGAATATAACAGGAGAGTTTTTTAAGCACCTACTAATGCCTTCCTCATTTGCAAAGTCGTTGTTGAAGAAGAAAACTCTATTATCTCCAACAAGCATTCTAAGCTCATTAAGTAATTCCTCACAAAATTCACTAATACGCAAAGGATTCCTTTAATGAAAATTTTGCGGTATTAAACAAGAATAATGAGTTTTTAAAAATTAGTAATTCTTTAAAATAAAAATTATTTAGTTTTCCTCTCATCATTTTTTATAAAGAAATAACAATTTTTAAAACAAGAACTTTTTTCTAAACTTCTGCAAAATTTTAAAGAGGCAATTTGTGGAAGAGATACTTAATCTTTTAAAGAATCTGCTAGCCATAGGAACAA